GTATATTTGCTATAGATGAGGCGAAACTGATCAGTCGGTACCTTCGTCAGTGCCCGCGGCCCGATGCCGACGGTCGTCATCTCAAGCTCGACAGCGAAAGCGTACAACTCCCGCTCGGCCCGCACCTCAGCGTCGGCGTCGGTATAAAGCCAATCAAAGCGCATACGACGGCGGCGGGTTGTGCCGACGAGGGCGATCGCCGCATCGTCATCGAGGTCGAAGCGACCCGCATACTTGAGGTTGACAGGATCGTATCTGTAGTTAGCAACGACCTGGTTGAGGGTGATACGCTCAGGATCGCGGGCGATCTGGAATTGTTTGACCCCATCGCGCCGGGCGGTCATGTCGAAATCACGATAAGTATCGAGATCCGCTAACCCCGCAATGCGGTATCGAGGCGTATATTTGCCATCGATAATAATCAGATCAGCAAAGCCTTCGATCAGCGCCGCCGTGATGAGCGTGTTCGACGATCGTTCTGCCGCAATATGTTGTCGTGCTTTGACAGTCGTTCCGAGGTCCGTCTCCCACGTGTTGAACGCCGTCGTGTCAATATTGCCTGAAGCCACCGACAGATGCGTCTGCAAAATATTGTTAACGATGTCAGGCAGCGACTCCAGCAACGTCCCGCTTGTGGTGCCGTCATCGGTTGCGCCTTCTATGTTAGCCGTCACCGTATCAGTCGTCTCATCATATGCGTCGGCCATAACAAACTCGGCATTGGCGGGATCGGTCGAGGTGAGGGTGGCCGAAGATCCATTTTTATAAACCGCCTCGATCGACTTGATGGCATGGGCCGCGATCTTAAAAGCGCGTGTGCTGGTATTAATGCAGTAGCACGGCACCTTCTCGCCGCCCCCGGCAGTCGTCTGCCAATCGCCATATATCAGCGGGATCGGGAGGTTCTTGGACTTCTCTTCGACATTAGCATAAGTGGATGCAAAGAATTTACTGACCGGCAAGACCTTCTCATCCTTCATCCGCTCGTCGTCAAGGTCGATATGAGCGACGGTATCATCAAAGACAATGCCGCCAGGGAAAAGGATGGTGCCGATAAATACGGTAGTATAATCGTCTGTGTCGGTGCCTTGCCCCACCTTGACCGTCACCGACTTATTGCTCCACTCATGCGTGTCCATCAAGTCGGAGATCGCCGAGTCGGAGTTGTCGAGGTTGAGCGTCAGAGAGGGCATCGTCACCCGCGGGTCGAGCAGTTGGCCGGCCGAGAGCCTCATCGACGACATCGACAACAGACGCCCGTCGTATACAGTCCCGTCGTCAAAGGTCACGGGGTCACGGGCATAACGGACCGTCTTACCCGTGAGGCTAATCTCGACGAGCTGCCGCCAGTTTTGTATCGATGAGGTCTGATCGAACGCCATTATTTACTCGGTCTTTTCTTCAAAGACGAGTTGCGCGGTGCTATAATTGCCGATGAACTGATGCGCTTGACTGAGGGGCGTCTCTAAATAGCAATACATCGAATCCTTGCTCGGCCGCGCATCGGGATCGAGGGCGAGGACGATCGGACGCGAGTTACCCGCCTTGAGCATGATCGCCGAGAGTTTATCCGTCTGCGTCTGGTCTTGCAGATTAAACCGCACCGTCGCCCGTCGATACCGATTGCGATTGCGGAAAAAGGTCTGCCGCCCTGGCACTCGGTCGCCCTCGGAAGGGTCGAACATCGAGATATTAAACCCCTGGTTGATGTTGCGCCCCGTCTCGTAATACTCGCCCGCGGCGATGCGTCCGATCTGGAGATATGCGTCTGAGTTGCCAGCATCCGCTAACAGTACCCGCCAATATCGATAGGTCTGATCGAGGAAAAAGACGATCCGCTGGTGGACGGCACTGTCGGCATCGGTGACGATGGTCAAGACTTGCGAATAGGAAGGCGATCCCCAGGAGTCGCTTGCGTTGGCTTGCAGCGTGACCGTCGCCGCGCTCGTCAGGTTAAACGTAAACATGGAAAAGACCGTGATCTGCGTCGCCGTGCTGAGATCAAAGACGATGTTCTCGCTCGCTTTGCCTGTCGTCCTCCACATCTTACTGACATGATCATGGACGACATTGGCCGGGACGAGGTCGGTATTGGCTTGCGACGAGCCGGTGATCGTCGCCGCATCCCAGGTGTCCATGTTGTAAAGTATTCTCGCGTTGCTGGCCATTATACGCTCGGGTCAGTGGTGAGTCCTGTGCTATACATGACGGTTGATCCTCGGGTCGATTCGCGTTGCAACATCTGAAGGATGACGGGTTTCGCCTCGGTTTCGATAAACGACTTGACCCCTTGCTCGTCGATGGTGTTGACGGAAAAATTAAAGTGGAAGTTGGCACCGCCCGAGCCTGAGAACCCGCCCGACATCCGCGAGGTTGGGGTGATCTCGACCATCTCCGGTCCTGCCTCGCCCGCGAGGATGAGGGTTGGTTGATCGACCACGCCGCTATAGCCGCCCGCAGCAGTGATGCCCGCTAATTCCATCGCCTCCTCCCCAACCCTTTCGCGGAATTGACCTCTTTTCTTTTCTTCGCGGAGTTCATCCGCGGTTGATCGTACAATGACATCACGGACTATCGCAGTTAATACGGCACCCTGCTCGCCGTAAAACTCATCACGAAGCAACCCCGTGGCGAGCGTCCATGCATTTTGATAATTGAGATAAAACTGCCCTTGGCGATCCTTGCCAAACTGACCCTGCAATTCCTCCACAAGAGTCCGTGTTATAGTCTGTTTTGCTCCTTTTCCCCCTCGCGCATAACGCCCTTGCTTCTCTTTAAGAAGACGCCCTTGCTCGGTTGTCAAAGAGAGCTTGCCGATGCCGCCCATCTCGACGGCAAAAGCGGCCTCCTCAGCAATCGCCGCATACTCTGGACGCTCGACCATTGAGGCGGGTGCCAAAGCACTGAGGACACCCTTCGCGACCGTCGTAATCGCCAAACCGATCGGTCCACCTATAGCGGTGCCAAGGCCTTGAGCCGCACTTGCAACAGAAGCAGCAAAGCCTTCGCCTTGTAAAATGCCTTCCATTCCCTGATTTATTGCCTGTCCAACCTCCCCTGATTCGCTGAAAACATCGCCGAACTTTTCAGAAAAAAACTGCCCAATGGGCAATTCTTGAACGGTGCTTAACATACGTTTCCACGTATTCGGATCGCTGGGGATTTCGATCTTAATCTCAACCTCTGGCTCAAACCCCTCCTCAACGCCGCCGCCGAGTGCTTCACCGATCTTAGCGCCTTCGACGGGTGCCTCCCTTGTCATCGTATCGGTCGCCGCATCCCATTTCTCGATGACCTCCGTCATCCCCTCATCGACAAGATGTGCGGCCGTGTCGGCGGTATCAGCAATCGCCAATGTAACGCTGTCGATGTCGGCCTCGATATTATCGCCGATATCCTTCGCAAACGTCTCAACCGTCTCCCAAGAAGCTTTGACATTGTCGGTCCCTTCGGCCCACCGTTCCTTAAATGTCTTAGCGGGTTCGACGGTGAGCGGGGTAAAATCGATCGCATCGATCGACAAGCCGATGATACCGCCGACCTTATTCCATTCCGTAATAATAGCATTAAGACCACCAATAAATTGCTCGGTGATCCAGTTGATCCCCGCAACCAAGGGCACTTTGATAAAGTCCCATATGGCAAGAAAGCCTTGCTTGAGCGGCTCCCATATGATCTTACCCAGTTCGACGATGATGCCCACCATGCCTCCCAACCCTCCCATCTGTGGACTGCCGAAGGCAAAGGTCATCACCGCGCCGATCGCCGCCGTAAAGATTGAGCCGAGGTTGCCGAGGAACGCCTCGGCAAAATCCGCGTTATTAAAGAGCTCTTTTAGGATATTGAGGGCGGTGTTTTTAAAGCCGACGATGAAACCCAAGGCATCGATGAACATCGTATCCAGACCACCAAACGCTTCAATAAACGCATTGGTTTCATTGACGGCAGGGATCAAGAAATCATCGACGATAAGGGTGACGGCAGGTAAAAATGTCTCGCCGACCGCGATGCCAAACTCAGACATCGCCGAGCTGAGCTTAAGCATCGCCCCATCAAAAGAACCGAGGCGCGTGTCGGCCATATCTTGCGCCACGCCGCCCGACTCTTTCATCTTATAATCAAGGGCTGTAAAGGCAGTGATGCCTTGCGCCCGCAGGGCATTGATCGCCCGCGCTCCCTCAGTGCCGAAGATCTCAAACGACTGTTTCGTCGTGACGGACTTATCGTCTAATTGTTTGAGGATGTCCACCATCGGCAATACTTGGCCGTTAGTGTCGACGAAAGTCAGGCCGAGATTTTTCGCCACCTTATCGGCCTCCTTGCTCGGGGCGATCATTGAGCGCAGTGCCGAGTTGAGCGACGAGCCGCCGATGCCCCCTTGTAACCCTGCATTAGCTAATAGGCCGAGTGAGATCGTCGTATCGTCAAATGACAAACCCGACGCGGCGGCTGTCGGACCCACCATCTTAAACGCTTCGCCCAACTGCCCCACGCTCGTATTGGCACTGCGCGAGGTCTGTGCCAGCCTATCGACGACCCCGTCGAGGTCGCTCGCATTCATCCCCATGCCCGAGAGGATGTTGCTCGATATATCAGCCGCCGCCGCCAACTCCATCCCCGCGGCACTGGCGAGGTCGAGCGTCGCGGGCAACGCCGTCATAATCTCATCGGTCTTAAACCCTGCCATACCGAGGAACTGGATGCCCCGCGCGGCGTCCGTCGCCGAGTGCGCCGTCGTCGCGCCCATGTCGCGCGCCAGCGCAGAGAGGGCTGAGAAGTCCTTCCCGGTGGCCCCGGTGATCGCCGAGACATCTGCCATCGCCTGCTCAAACTCGCGAGCCTTGTCAAACGCAGTCAGGAGGCCAGCACCGACGGCCGCGATGCCCGTGACCGCCAAAGCACCGAGGGCGACCGTACTGCCTTTGATGCCGCTGAGAAACGACCCCTTTTTACCCTCGTCGAAGGTATTGCTCGTCTCTTTTTGTATCTCTTTCAGGCCATTGCTAAACTGATCATTAAGTTTAACTGCGACCGTCAGGTCTTGCCGTACTGCGGGCATTCGTTTCCCTTACAATAGTGTTAGCTTCGTCACCGATGAGATTAAACGCATCGTTGACGATGCAAGGCATTGCGACTAACTCGGCATACTCGAGATGCCGATGATACGTCCCCGGTTGTACCGAATGGGCGAGGGCGTGGATCTCATAAAGAGCGCGACTCAGGTCGTTGATCGCCAGGGCAGGGCACCCGAGAAATGCCTCCTCGCCGAGGAGACCGCCTCGGTCCTCCCCGGCGGGATGAAGACACATCAAGGGTTTGCGCCGACCCATACATGCTATACAGCCTCGACCGCTGCCGAGGGTAAACCATCGAGTCGCGCTACGAAGTTTTTTACTTCATCGCCTGTCATGTTCGCTGTCTCGCCCAGGACGCGGGCGATCTCCATGATGAGCGAATCGGTCTGCGAAGAGGTCGTCGGATTGGGGATATTGAGGAAGATGTCGATGGCGTCGGTCTTCTCGACCCCGTCGAACACAAAGCCTTTATAACCCCGCGTATGCGATGCAAATCGCTTCAGCAGTTTAAGCACCTCGATCGGCATCAAACGGATATTGTCGGCCTCTTCGGCGTTGTTATCGAGCCACCGCTTGAGATGCTCATCGCGCCATCGATGGATCGAGTCCTCGCTTTCCTCATACAGCGTATCAAGCGGGCGCATGCGTCGGATCTCCAGCGACAGTTGCTCGCCCTCGTCGAGGTCGCGGTTGCCCTTCCATTCTGGGATATACCGAAACCACGTTATGCCTAATTCCATGACTTCCCTTTCGCGTCTGCTGAGAGGGCCGGACTGCTCGCAAAGCGAGCCGAGGGACGCGACCTCGACGACCCTCTCAAAGGGGTGCGTCCCGCTAATCAATCAAAAAGGAGACTGATTTCGTCCTCACCACTGCTCGACGCCAGGGCGACGAGATTGGCCGTATATCGGATCATATCCGCATCGGGCGAGTCCCGCTGCGATGGTGCCAACTCGGTGATATTACAGTTGATCTTCATCCGCTTCGCCGCCGTATCGCCCAAGGTGATGATGACATCCTTTTGGATGTTGCGGCGAAACTCGTTGAAGAGAAAGACCTCATCCTTACGGACGAGGAAGTCGAGCGATCCTGTCACCTCACGATATGCCGGGACGGTGACATCGGTCGCCGACGAGCCGCCATACTCGGTATTGAGGAGGTCGATGCCGGTGTTGACCGAGATCGAGCCGCCCAGGTGCGTGATCGTCGTCGATCCATTGTCGAGCGACAAGCTGCCGGTCGTCCCGAACAGCGGATCGCCCGCATAGGTGCCGGTTGGCACATACGGCGCGACGGCATCATTATCCGACCACGAGGTCGACGCGATCG